TCCTCTATCCGCTGATGACCGCGATCCTCGTGGAGGACAAGGCGAACGGGCCTGCGGTGATCGAGACGCTGCAGGCGGAGATCTCGGGTATCCTTCCCGTAGAGCCGCGCGGCGGGAAGGAGGCCCGAGCATATGCCATTCAGCCTCAGCAGGAGGCGGGCAACCTCTGGCTCCCCGACCCGAGCATCGACCCGCAGATCGAGGAGTTCGTCCATCGCTGCGGCGTGTTTCCTGCGGGCGAGAGCGACGAGGTCGATGCCATGACCCAAGCGATTACCTACCTCGCGCTACGGGAGGGCTTCGGGCTCTACAACCTGATGAAGGATCAGGCTGCGGAGCTTGCTCGCATGCAGGATGCTGCCCGTAAGGCAGATACCACCATCACCATCGGCTCCCCGGTTACCGGGCAGGCGATGCTGGACTACATGAAAGGTCAATATGGCCGCGCGTGAGCAGATGGGAACGGACATCCCGCAGTCCACGGTCGACCGCATCGCCGCAGGGTTCCAGAGCGTTCTGGCCGGGGCGGGTCGCGCGCTGGTGCGAGGCGGGGAGGCGGTGCGCTATGCCATCAGCGGCGTGGGGCCGGAGACGTGGATGGGGCCGGCTCAGCCTCTGGTGCCGACGCACGAGGAGACCAAGGGCCGCCAGTTCGACTACCCCTTCGGTGCCAACCTGCAGTTCCAGCCGCGGCAGGAGGCCGGAGGAGGGATCTCCTTCGCGCAGCTCCGGGGTCTAGCGGAGAGCTACGACCTGCTGCGCCTGGCAATCGAGACCCGGAAGGATCAGATCGAGTCGATACCGTGGGAGATCGTACCCACGGATCCCAAGGCAGACGTACTCGGGTTTGCTACGGAGATCAAGCGCGTCAAGGACTTCCTGGAGTACCCGGACAAGGAGCACTCCTGGGATCAATGGCTGCGCATGTCCCTGGAGGAGGTCCTCGTTACCGATGCGTGGTGCGTCTACCCGCAGATGACGAGGGGCGGACAGCTCTATGCGCTGGAGCTCGTCGACGGAGCGACGATCAAGCGTCTCATCGACGAGGACGGTCGTACGCCGGTGCCGCCGGATCCTGCCTATCAGCAGATCCTCAAGGGTCTCCCCACCTCCGACTACAGTCGGGATGATCTTCTGTACCGGATGCGAAATCCTCGCGTGCACAAGATGTACGGCTACTCTCCGGTCGAGCAGGTCATCGTTACGGTGAACATCGCGCTGCGTCGGCAGCTGCACCAGCTCAACTTCTACACGGAGGGCAACGTTCCGGAGGCAATCGCCGGAGTGCCTGCCACGTGGACGATGGACCAGATCAAGGCATTCCAGCTCTGGTGGGACTCGCTCATGGAGGGGAATCTGGCGCAGCGCCGGCACATGAAGTTCATACCTGCCATGGACGGCATCGTGTTCCCGAAGGAGGCAGTGCTGAAGGACGAGTACGACGAGTGGCTGGCCCGCATCATCTGCTACGCCTTCAGCATTGCGCCCAACGCGCTCATTCGTCAGGTGAACCGCGCACAGGCGGAGCAGGTAGCGGAGACCGCCAAGGAGGAGGGGTTGATTCCTCTCCTCAACTGGATCGCCACGCAGCTGAACTTCATCATCCGCCGATCGCTGGGTGCTCCGCTCCTGCAGTTCAAGTGGAACCTGCGGGAGATCACCGACCCCGCGGTACGCGCCGAGGTGCACGCCAAGTACATCACGGCGCAGGTGCTCACGCCCGACGAGGTGCGGGAGGAGCTGGGTCGCCCCGCCCTCACCCCGGAGCAGCGCGCGCTGGCCTTCCCCGAGATCGACCCGATGACCGGTCTGCCGATTGCACCGCCTGGAGCGCCCGGTAGCACGGAGCCCAGTGCCAGGGTGGTGGACGCCTTCCGCAGCGTGGCGGGGGACAAGGGGGCCGCCTCCACCGGCGAGGACCGCACCACTCAGGCGTTCCGCGAGGTGCTTGCGGGCAAGATGTACCGCGCAGGGCCGGGGGTCGTGGTGGTCAAGCCGGAGATCTACCTTGGCGACACCATGGTTCGGGTCATGCCCGCCGATCCGCCTGACGTGAGCGTCACCGTCAACGGGGCCGACGTATCCAAGGGCATCGCGGCACCGCCCAAGCCGCTCGTGGAGAAGACGATCAAGTCCTTCAAGGCGCGGCGTAACCCCGAGACCGGTGATCTCGAGGGTACGAGCGAGGAGCGCGTGGTGCGCAAGGAGGCCGCATGAGGCTGACCGGTGCGGTATACTACGCTCAGGCCGCTGCTACGGCTGAGCTCATGGCGGGCGGGATCCTTCGCCTGTGCGGTGAGCACGGCGAGACGCTGGGTGACGGTCGCATGCCCGACACCTACACGGTGGGGGACAAGGGGGAGCGCATCGTGTGGCCACGCCCACACTCCATCGTGTGCTCGGCCAAGGGGCAGGCGTGTCGGTTCCAGATTTTGGACAAGACCGGTAAGATCGTACTGGCGGAGGACTTTGCCGGCGAGCATACCGGTGCGGTACTACGGTTCGAGGATTCACGGCTGTTCGAGAGAATGATCGTGGACTTCGAGGACGAATTCTTCATCATCGAGCTCATCAACCCAGAGGATCAGTCATGACAAAACCCGCCAAGCAGCCGCGCAAGGTTGCGCTCATCCACGTCCTGGACTACCCTCGCGAGGACTACAGCGCGTACTGGAACATCAGCGTTCTGGGCGACGACGAGGAGGGCTACCGCTGGGAAGCGAAGCTGATGTCCTACGACCCGGTGGGCTGGGACTACAAGGGCAAGGTCACCGAGAAGCGCCCGGACGTACCGTGGCCCACCTATCCCGGCGACGTGCGGGTGACGCAGGCCCAGTACGTCAAGATGCCTCCCGAGGAGCAGGCTGCGGTACGTCGCCAGCAGGAGCTGCGCCGCCTGGAGAGCGCGGAGATCTACGAGGCTCACCCCAAGCCGGTGTACCTCCTCGACGAGGAGATGGGCACCACGGATACGCGCGACGAGGCCGATACCGCCGCCCAGCAGTGGGTCAAGGCGAGGATCGGCAAGCTCAAGCGTCCCCCCAAGGCCAAGGAGGACAAGGAGGCCGGGTACGCAGCCGTAGGGCTGATCTCGGGCTGGTTCATCCTGGAGGGTATCGCCGAGATGCTGCGGCGGCTGCTGCTCGGGCCGATGCTCGCCATCGCGTACAACGTTCTGCTGCGCAACAGCAGGCTCAACGCCGTGCGCGACGCCATCGATGCAGGCGCGGGTGCGGGGCTGCTGCGGATCTACGACGGATCCCGGCCCGCCACGTGCGGCACGGCCACCACGCTCGGCGCGGAGCTTACGTTCAGCGATCCGTGCGCAGCGGCAGCGGGAAGCGGAGTGCTGACTGCCAGTGCAATCACTGCTGATGCGTCGGCCAATGCCTCGATCACGGCTACATGGTTCCGGGCGGTGGATTCGACCGGTACGTGCGTCATGGACGGCAACGTCGGCACCTCGGGCAGCGATATGAACCTGAACACCACCACCATCGCTGCGGGCGTGCAGGTGGCCTGCACGAGCTACACGATCACCGGCGGCAACGCGTAGGAGATCGACATCGCCGGGATCGGCGACCGCGACCTCCGGCGCAAGCGATTTTAATAGCGCCATGAATCGCAGGCCAGTTGCCAGATCCAATATGCCGCGCGCCCTTGATCTCATCAAGGCGTCGATTCGCGCCGCCCACGCCCTCGGGCGCGTTTGGGAACTGCAC